CCTTGAACTCAACAGAAGATTGGGAAGTTCTGACAAATCCCAACACACTAGAGGGCAGGCATGTGATATTGAAATCCCAACCGTATCCAATTACGAGCTTGGGATATGGATCAGGGATAATCTGGACTACGATACTGTCTTATTAGAGTTTTATAAAGAAGATATACCATCTAGCGGATGGGTGCATGTATCGTATGTAAGTCAAGAAAACAACAGGAAAAGATCTTTAAAATTTGATGGCAAGGAGTACACAACATTATGAGTATTGATGACCAAATGAAAGAAGCTCATAAAATTGAGATAAATGTTAACGAAGAAAAAACTTGGTATAACTTAGCCGAAGGCTTTGATAAATGGAGAGTATTTCCTAGATTATTAATATCTTTATACGGTTACGCTTTCTATAGAACTACCGAATGGTTTATGGCTTTACCTGATCCTAGCAATTCTCAATCAGCTTTTGTATCTGTAATAGTGGGTGCTGGAGCAGGATTTTTTGGTATTTATGTAGGCGGTAGCCCTAGAAAAGGTAATGGCTAAAGCAAAAGTAATACAAACCGTTAATCATACTATTAAGGGAACTTCTATTGGAAGAAATCCTAAATCTATGGCTACTATGAACAAACATAAAAAAAGATCTTATAAACTTTACAGAGGTCAAGGAAGATGACCGAAGCTAAGGTAAACGATAGAACTAGCTTTAATATTTCTATTAGCTATTTAATACAGATCATTATTGCTATCGCTGCTTTTGTTTACGGTTATGCTTCTATTAGCGAACATATAGAAAGAAATGATACAGAGATAAAAAATTTAAGAGCTAATCAAAATAATTACATCTTTCCAGATATTAGAATGTTGGAAGAAAAAGTAATCATATTAGAAAAAGAAGTGTTGGTTTTACAAAAAGAAATTGAGTTTCATAAAAAAGAAATTCAAGCAATAAAAAAAATACAAAAAGATGATTGATAAATTTATAGAGCCAGTCAGTAAGATATTGGATAAGTTTGTTGCTGATAAAGATCTAAAACAAAAACTAGAACACGAATTATTAATGTCTATCCAAGAGGCCAACCTAGCTCAAATAAAAGTAAATCAACAAGAAGCTGCACATAAATCTATATTTGTAGCTGGCTGGAGGCCATTTATCGGCTGGGTATGCGGAGTATCCCTTGCATACCACTTCATATTCGCACCATTAATAGAATGGATATTGGTATTAAGTGGTAGTACCGTTGACCTTCCTGAGTTTGATTTCTCTCAATTATCTACTATAGTAATGGGAATGTTAGGACTTGCAGGTGCAAGATCCTACGAGAAAATGAAAGGCGTAAGCCGAGAAAAATAAGATGAAAACATGTCGCATGTTTCTTCAAGGGTAGCCCTTGCAGGAGAATACTTAGCAGCATCATATTTGTTGAGATATTGCGACTCTGTAATCCCAGCGCCAGAAGGCCATAAGTCTGATCTTATCCTTGATCATCAAGGAGTTTTCTATAGAATTCAAGTTAAAACTACCAATAGCATTTACAACAAAGACGGCAAAGAATATTACCGCTGGGACTTAAGATCAAATGCAGATAACAATCGTAAAAATAAAATGCTAAGATATGGTAGTGGTAAAGTAGACATATTTTGTATGGTAGCTTTACCCATCGACAAAGTTTTCTTTTTGGCATTTGATGAAGTTGAAAACTCTGTTGCAAAAACTATAGAGAATTTACAAAAGATTGACTCTAAAGAGTCTTTGCGACAATCACTATCAGTAGTCAACAAAACTCCAGAGCTCAATCCAATAGACGAAAACTAATATGGCATTGACTAAATTTACATTTCAACCCGGCATCAATAAAGAAATGACAGACCTTATGGATAAAGGCGGCTGGGCTGATGGCAATCTTGTTAGATTTAGAAAAGGATTACCAGAAAAAATAGGTGGCTGGGTTAAGAATTCTTTAAACAGTTTCTTAGGATCATGCAGAGCAATGATTGGCTGGGTTTCTTTAGCATCCACTAAATATTTAGGACTTGGAACTAATTTAAAATACTATGTAAAAGAGGGAGAAAATTTTTATGATGTAACTCCCATACGTGAAACTACGGCCGCTGGCGATGTAACCTTTGCTGCTGTAGATGGAGATGCAACACTAACTGTCTCAGATACTTCTCATGGTGCTGTAGCAAATGATTTTGTTACTTATTCAGGAGCTGTATCTTTAGGCGGCAATATTACTGCTACTGTTTTAAATCAAGAATATCAAATAGCGACCATTATTGATGCTGATAGTTACACTATTGAAGCAAAAGATACCGCAGGCGCAACAGTTACAGCCAATGCTTCTGATACAGGAAACGGAGGTTCGTCTGTGGTTGGTGCTTATCAAATTAATACCGGGCTTGATGTTTATGTTCCTGCTACTGGATGGGGTGTTAGCTCATGGGGATCTGGTACATGGGGATCTGCTAGTACTTTAGGGTTTGCTAATCAGCTAAGACTTTGGTCTCACGATGCTTTTGGAGAAGATCTTATTATTAATCCAAGAGCTGGAGGTATATATTATTGGGATACTTCAAGCGGAACTAGCACACGAGCCGTTAATATCACTAGTTTAAGTGGCGCAAATTTAGCACCAACAATTGGATTACAAACTATTGTTAGTGATATTGATAGGCATGTCATTGTTTTAGGAGCTGATCCCATATCAGGTAATGTTAGAACAGGAAATTCTGATCCATTGTTTATAGCATTTAGTGATCAAGAAAATATAACAGAATGGGAGCCAACTGCTACTAATACCGCAGGAAGCTTAAGACTATCATCTGGTTCTCAAATAGTGGGCGGTCTTAGATCAAGACAAGAAATATTAGTTTGGACAGATACATCTTTGTATTCTATGCAATTTGTTGGAGCTCCATTTACTTTTGGCGTAAATCTTATTAATGAAAATGTTGGATTGATATCTCCAAATGGTGCTATAAACGCACCAGATGGCGTGTATTGGATGGCAAGAGATGGGTTCTACAAATACTCGGGTTCTGTACAAAGAGTTGTTTGTAGCGTTTTAAATTATGTTTTAGATGATTTAAATACCACTCAATCTTTTAAAGTATTTGCTTTTACTAATAGAGAGTTTAACGAAATAGGATGGTTCTATTGTTCTGCTAATAGCGATGATATTGATAGATATGTTACTTATAATTATTTAGAAAATGTTTGGAGCATTGGAGAATTAGCAAGAACAGCTTGGCTAGATGAAGGAATATTTGATAATCCAATGGCTACAGAAAAAACTAATGGAACTAGCTATCTTTATAATCATGAAAGTGGAGATGATGCAGACGGTTCTCCGATGGATAATGTGTATATTGAATCCGGTGATATCGATATTGATCAAGGTGAACAATTTGGTTTTGTCAGCAGAATTATTCCAGATGTAAAATTCTTTGGAACTACTCCAACTACAGGTCAAATAAATTATGTGTTAAAAACAAGAAATTATCCTGGCGATTCGCTATCTACATCTTCTACAAATAATGTTACTAGTAGCACACAACAAAACTTTGTAAGAGCTCGTGGCCGTCAAATGGTTCTTAGAGTTCAATCAGATGATACAGCTGCTGTAGGTGTAAGAACTGGGTTTAAATGGAGACTTGGTGCCAATAGATTCGATATTAGAACTGATGGCAGAAGATAATGGCAAAACTCCTTGAAACTAGGTTACCATTAGCATTAACTGAGGTTGATGCAAATACATTCAACAGGCTCGTTAGAATACTAGAGCTTAACTTAGGAAAGTTTGACACCAATGCTACTCCACAGTTTACTGGCGAACAAATTAATACGCTTAATTTTAACGCTGGTGATGTTATATGGAATGTATCTATTGGTGTTTTGCAGGTATATACCGGGCAAGAATGGATACAACTTCATACACCAGTAGATCCGCATGGCTATGAAGCTAGTGCAGAACTTGGTAATATAGATGTTATAACAAACGGAGACATAACTTTAACTTTGTAATATGGCAAAAGGCGTAAAACATTATTTAAAAGACGGCACTGTTTGGAAAGGATCTTATCACAAGATGCCAAACGGCAAGCTTCATACTAACAAGACTCACACTAAATCTAGTAAACCTGTATATCACTACGGTGATTTAAGTGCTACGGCTAAGAAAAAAGCCATGAAACAAAGAGGTAAATAATGCCAACAGGAGTAGCAAAAAAAAGAGATCCCAAGAAATGGGCAGCTGCTAAGGCTAAAGCCAAAGCCAAAATGGGCGGTAAACATTCTGCTCGTGCTATGCAATTAGCTACCAAATATTATAAAGATGCTGGCGGTACTTACGCTGGTAAAAAGAAAGCAAGTAATAAACTTTCTAAATGGACTAAGCAAAAATGGCGAACCAAGTCAGGTAAGCCATCTAGCAAGACAGGCGAAAGATATTTACCAGAGAAAGCTATTAAAGCTTTGAGTTCAAAAGAGTATGCGGCCACAACTAGAGCCAAAAGAAAGGGAACTAAGGCTGGCAAACAATTTGTAAAGCAACCAAAAAGAATAGCTAAGAAGACTGCAAGGTATCGAAAAACGTAAAATTATGTCAGAATCTGTAGATTATAAAGGGTTATTTTGGGACGAAGACACCAAAAAAGTTTATACTTGGGCAGAGCTAAAGGAGATTTGGAAGCAAAGAAAAGAACAAGACAAAGATGAAAAACATATCAACAGCAAATAAAGGATTAAAAGCACTAGCAAAAGAAAACCCAGCGCTTGTAGAAAACAAGTTTGGCTATGATGTTCCGGGATACCAAGACGGTGATTTAGTAGACTTCTTAAACGCAGATCCAGAACAAAGAATATTTGGTATTGAAACTCAAATTCGCAACCTTATGCTTGATTATCAAGATGCTGTAAAGAACAAAGATAAGGATAAAGCACAGAGATTAAATCAAGAAATCAATAATTTAGATGCTCAAAAAATACAAATAATTTCTCAAATGCGTGGCAGTGGGATGCCAGATGATAGAGCTAGTTTAGGAACTCAAAATCTTTATGATTTGCGTTTTAGAGAATCTATGAAATTAAAAGATCCTGATTTAATTAGAAAAGAACAAGAATATATTAGAAATAGAGCTGATGCAGACATTGATTTCATAAAAGCTGCTGGATTATTAAATGATTCTAAAGATTCAGATTTTTTTAAAAATGAAATTGAAATATTAAAAAACGTTAGAGACTATGCTGATGGGGGCATAGCTGCATACGCTGAAGGCACTGGACCTTTCGGAGCTTCTGGTTTTTCTGATTTTATCAAAACTATGATGGGCGGCTCTGATGAAAGCAAAACTTTATTAGAAAGTGGCGAACTAGAAATTATGGACATGGATGTTCCTGAAACAGTTGAGGGAAGATCATCTTTAGATAAAGGAATTATTGGTTTAAAAGATGCTGAAGAAGAATCAAAAGAAGATTTAGATGATCTATTTGGCGAAGATATTTTTGGTGATGAAGGCGAGGCTTTAGAGTACGGAGTAGATTACGGGCCAGGCACTGATAAAACTTTATCAGATGCTATCTTAGAAAATAATCAAGAACAAGGAATAATGTCTTTAAAAGGTTCTATGAAAGGACCAGACCTTGCTAAACAAGTTATTGCAGGACAATCTATCGCTAGCCTTGGAGCTTCTAATGCTTCAGTTATTCCCGGAGCAAGAAGATTTGCAGGTGGCGGCATTGCTTCAATAATGCCAATAGAAATGAGAGAAGGTGGCATGTCATATAATCCTTTCTTGGATGGCATAGAAGACAGGATCATGTTTAATTATAACGATGATAGATATGGTTTTGATCCAAGAGATTATTTAAAAAATGTTTTAGGTATTCAAGATGTTGATTCAGACTTTGGTTTAACTGACGAAGAAATAGCAGAAAAACAAGCACAACAAGCAATGAGTAGACTAGCTAGAGCATATGGCGCTAGCGGTGATGGCATTTCTTCTTTAAGTATGGGATATCAAGATACAATGCCTGGTGCTTCTATAAGCATTGATGCCAAAGATGTAACACCAGATGTTTATAAATTTTACCCAAGTGAAGTATCAAAAATATATGCACAAGCAAAAGGCGTTCCATTCTCTCCATTAGTGTCTCCTCCAAAAGAAGCGACATTTATAGAAGATCTTCAGCCTAGAAGAATAGCAAGTCAATTGTATGCTAAAGATGGAACTTTTGTAGATAGGGACAAGTTAGTAACTGGTCCCGGAGGAGAGCGAGGAGACAAAATACCAGCTATGTTAAGTGATGGCGAATTTGTTACCAATGCAGCTGCTGTACGAGGAATAGGATTAGCGTTAGGAGCTGATCCTAAAGATGAATATGAGCAAAGACTAATAGGTGCTCGTGAAATGTACAAAATGCAAAAGCTCGGAGAACAATTTGCTAACACTTTAGTGTGAATCTAGAACTAATATACTTACAACCAACTCCTGAAAATGGCAAGGAAATAGCAGATTTTCTAGCTAATAATTTTTGGGAAGAACACACATTATCTAAAAATAAATCACCAGAAATATATTGGCCTAATGCATCTGCATGGATTAATAATTTTTTGTTTAACGGTGCCATATTTAATGTGATAGATTCTGATAAAAATGATATGATAGTAGGCAGTGTTGCAGTTAGATCAGAAGAATACGCTTGGTCTAAAGAACAATACATCGGTGACGGTTGGTTTTATGTACTTCCCGAATACAGAAACCTAAAAGACCAAAAACCGCCTTCACATCTTTTATTAGATGCAGTTATAGATTATGCTAATAAATTAGAACTACCCCTTATTATGGGCATATTTAACTTAGAAGGGGTTGAAAGAGCAGGAAAACTATTTAAGAAAAAAGGTTTTCACATGATAGGCTCAACATACATGAAATAAATTATGGGAAGTCTTTGTAAAAGTAAAACAGTCACAGGTCCAGAAGCGGAAGTAATTACTACCCCGCAAACTGGCTATGCTTTTGTACAGCCATTCGTAGAAGATTATTCAAGAAGATTACTAGCATCTTACTTTGGTGCGCCTGGTGAATACGAAGGTCTTATATCAAGACCAAGAGATATTCCCATTCAGCAAACTGCTGGGCTAACTCCACTACAAATACAAGCCCGCCAGCAAGCCGCACGACTAGGTGAGTATCAGCCTTATGTTACCGAAGCTGGTCGACTCTTCGGAAGGCAAGAGAGAGCATTAGAAGAAGCTTTCGGATATTTACCAGGCGCCAGAGAAGCTATGGGTGGCGGTCTTGGTGCTCTTATGAGAGCAGAAGAAACTGCTCGTGGAACTACTGGTATGTACGATCCATCGATGGCTCAAAGATTTTACAATCCATTTGAAGAACAAGTTGTTCAACAAACATTAGAAGATATAGGAAGACAAAGAGCTCAATCCGATATAGGTCTTAGAGATAGAGCTGTAGCAGCAGGTGCATTTGGTGGCTCTAGAGGAAGAATTACTCAAGAAGAATTAGCAAGACAAACAGGTAGAGGCGCAGCCGAAGCTGTAGCTGGAATTAGAAGCGGTGGATTTGGTCAAGCTCAACAACAAGCACAACAAGCATTTGAACAACAAAGACAAGCAAGCCAAGGCCTAGCATCATTGCAAGCAGGCTTAGGCGGACAACAAGCTCAGATTGGTCAAGGGATCGCAGGTCTAGGACAATTAAGCGCTGGGCTCGGCGGCCAGTTTGGGCAGATTGGTGGTGGGCTTGCAGGTTTAGGACAGCAAAGTCAACAACAACTAGCTAATCAAATAAACTTACTAAGTCAGCTTGGAACTCAAGGTCAAGCAACTCAGCAAGCAGCATTGACAAGACAGTTTGCTGGTGCTCAACAGCTTGCTCAAGAACCATTACAAAGATTGTTAACTGGACAACAACTATTAGCAGGTACACCATACGGACAAATAACTGGCGGTACTGGTACAAGCGCATATCAACCCGGAGCCTATCAACAACCAAGTGGATTAACTCAAGCTTTAGGAACAGCAGGACAAATTGCTGCACTTGCTTCCATGATTCCATCCGATCTCGAATTAAAAGATAACATTAAAAAGGTTGGCGAATTGGAACCTGGCATTGGCTGGTATACATGGGATTGGAATGAAAAAGGAAAAGCAATTGGTGCTGATGCAACTCCAGCCGAAGGCGTTATAGCGCAAGAAGTTTTAGAAGTAATGCCAGATGCCGTTGTTGTTAAAGATGGTTACTATGCAGTTGATTACAGCAGGATGATGCAATGAAAGGAATAATGTCAGGACTAGAGCCTGTAAGAATGCAAGAGGGTGGCGATCTAAACAATGAAGAAATGAAATTGTTTGGTAAAGATGGCCTTCTTTTTGATCCTACTAATCCTTTAGATTATGCCTTACTTATTCCGGGATTAGGTTTAGCAGGCGTTGCTGGAAAAGCAGGTCTTACTGGATTAAGGGCTCTTGGAAAAAGTAAGCCAGTTCAAGAAGCTTTAGAAAGAACATATAAATCTTTAGCTAAAGCAGAAAAAAGCAAGAAAGGTCCTAGAAGAACAGAGCAAGGTAAAATTATTAAAGATGTTGAAGCTGGTAAACAGATTGCTGGCGAGATTGGAACAAAGACTAAAAAAGCAGCACTATATGGTGGCGTTCCTATAGCTGCTGCTGTTACAGGAAGAAAGTTAGATTTAAAATTTCCAGAAGGGGAAGAAAAAAAAGAAGTGACTTTACCTCAAGGCGATGATAAAGGAGCGGGAGCAGACACTCCACAAAAAACTTTCTTTGAATCATTAAGAGAAGCACCAGGTAATTTATTTAAAAGACTACAAGAAGATCCTGAATTTAGAGATAGATTTATGGCTGGATCAATTGCCATGACTTCAGCTACTCCCGGAATCGTTCCAACCACTGGTGTAGAAAGATTTTACAAAGGCTTTGAGGACAAGAAAGCAGAACAAGAAAAATCTGCATTATCAAAAATATTAGCAGCAGCACAAGTATCTAAAGCATCTTCAAAAGATCCTTTGTATCAAGCAATAGAAAAAGGTTTAGATGTTGAATCAAGAATAACAATTCCAACTTATGCAAGATTATTGCTTGGAGGAGCTGCCGATTCAGTTTTATATGATAAAGCTAGTGGAGCAGAAATAAGCGATGAGGTTTTACAACAATTTTTAGCTACACCAAGAAGTTTAGCAGAAGTATCTGAATATATCACAGCAGTAAAACCAGCAGGATAAATCATGGCAGTGAATCCTGAACTGCTTTCTTCTCTAATCAGAGAAACAGAAAAAAGAAAAAAAGAAGAAGATGTCAGCACTCTAGGAGAAATCGGTAGAGGTATTGGCGCTGGTGTCGTTAGCATACCTCAAGGAATAGCAGAGCTTGGTGCTGGTGTGTATGACTTACTAGCAGACGAAGATACCACTCAAAGCGTTACAGCATTTTTTGAACAATACAAACCAGAAACTACTACAGGCGTAGGAAACTTTTTTAGATACGCTACTCAATTTGGAATACCTGGCCTTGGAGCCGCAGGCATTCTTTCTAAAGCAGGCAAGCTTAACACTGTAAATTTAATTGGCGCATCGGCTGCCACAGATTTTGCATTTGCTACCAATGACATAGAGCCATTAACAGATATGCTTCTTAGCGGCACATCGGATGATCAAAGATTGCAAGGTATTAGAGGATCTGAATTAGCCGCAGAAAACTTATTAGATAGAATTAAAATAGGCGCAGAAGCAGCATTGGTTGTTACAGGTACACCTATTGCTATTAAGTATGGTGCAAAAGCTGTAGGAGGAACAGCAGCTCAATTATCTAAGATTCCGGGAGTACAAGAGTCAGCAAACTTTTTGTCTAATATATCTACCACAGCCGTTAACGGATTAAAAACAAACAAAGGAACGTCTGGAAAGTTATTTAATTATTTAAGCTCTAAGCTTACACCTAAAGGAGCTTTGCCAAACCAAGCTGTGTTTCTCGCTCAAGCTGCTAAGAATGGTAATGTAGCAGCAAGAGTCTTAGGTGTTGAGCAAAATTTTCAAAATGTAAATACTTTATTAACAAAAATAAAAAGAGCTGGCGTTATTAATGGTGATGATGAAATTGCTATAGCAAAATCAATACAAGATTATTTAAGACCATTAGATAGAGCTATTTATGAACAAGCAGAAAATGTAAACAAATCTAAACTTGAGCTTGCTACTGAAATACAAAACACAGCAAAAAAAGATTTAGTTAATTCTGAGAAACAAATTATTAATCTATTAAATAAAGCTGGCAAAAAAGATTTAGCAAATGAATTAGCTTCTAATGGCTTAGTAAAAAACGCAGAAGAAACTAGAAATACCATTACAGGATTATCAAATGAAATATACGATTTAACCGATCCTGAAAGAATGGTTGCTAAAGGGATAGAAAATCCACAAGGCAGAGATGCTATTTTAGTTTCTGAAGAAATGAGAAACACCGTTAAACAATACGAATCTTTGTACGGCGCTAGATCTTTTAGAGCACTAGAAGAAAATGCATTTTTAGTAGATCAATCTTTAAAAGATAAAGCTATAGAAGAAATAAGCAGAATGGGCGGAGGTCTTGATCCAAGAACAGCTAGCGATATATTTGATGAAATAGCAAGCGGTAATTATTTTGGAACTTATACTTTTGATAAACCTATAGCTTTAGAAAAGTTTGAATCTGGAATACTTAAAGGAAGAAAACTTGATAGTATGCCAGCAGTTAGAGAAGCGTTAGGAGAAATTACTGGGTACACACAAAAAGGTGCAAAAGATATTTTGGCTAACACTGCATTAGCATCTAGCATCACCACAAATAGAATGGCCTCTCTTGTGGGTAAAGCAAAATCATTTGAAAAAATGGTTCTTGCTGATCAACAAGCAGTAGAGCTTGGGCTTACACCTTTCTTAAAAAGATTTGATGATGTAGATACCCCAACTGTTGTTAGAGATGGTGTTAGATACGACAAGATAACAGATAAAAACATGGGTGCATTGCAAGGATATTATGTGCAACCTGAAGTAAAGTCAGCTTTAGAAGGACAAGTAAAAATTATATCTGAAAGTTTGCCGGGATTTTTGTCTCCCATGTATAAAGCTTTCTTGGGAGCAAAGGGTGCTTCTGCTTTAGCTAAAACTGTATTCTCTCCAATTACTCAAGTTAGAAATGCCGCTGGCGGTTTTTTCTTTACAGCTATGAATGGTAATTTAGGAAGAAGCGGAGACTTTGCTAGATCCTTTGCAACCGTTATGGGTCCAATAGGCAGTAAGCTAACCAAAGCAGAACAAAGAGAAGTTTTACAAGAAGCCCTAGAATTAAATGTTATTAATAGTAGTGCAGCGTTTAGAGAGATTGAAAGTCTTTTAGATGACTCATCTAAAGTTTATGCACAAATGACTCAAAATATACCCGGAGCAAAAGCTGTTGGCAGAAAGTTAGACGACACTGTTAAAAATGGGTTAATGTCAAAACTGTATGTAGCTGGTGATGATATTTGGAAACTTTATAACTATAACGTTGAGTTAGATAAATTAGCTAAAGCATTTACTAAATATAAAGATGCACATATTCCTGTGTATGTTACTGATAATCTGTTGTTTTTAAGAAATATTAATGCATTAGATAATATTGGTAGCGACAAAATATTTAAAGCAGGAGTTAGTGAAAATAAATTAGATCAAGCATTAAGAGCTTTTCAAAGATCAGAAAATTATGAAAGAGATCTATTAGATTTCTTAGGCAAAGCAAGTTCTGCTGACACTAAACTTGGAGCTAGTAATTTAGCTAAAGTTAGAGAAGGAGCAAAGGGTTTTACAATAGATGATGCTAAAAATGCTATTCTAAAAAAAGAAGCGGCCAATGTTGTTGCTGATAACATACCAAACTATTCAAGAGTATCTCCTTTTATTAGAGGTCTAAGACAATTACCAATTGGTAACTTTGTATCTTTCCCTGCTGAAATTATTAGAACATCTGGAAATGTCTTGGGAAGGTCTATTGCCGAGTTAACCAGCGACAATCCTTTAATAAGAGAATACGGAATGCAAAGACTTATGGGTGGCATGGTTACTGGAGGAGCACTTGCTCCTGCTGCGCAAGCCGCTGGCATGGCTTTGACTGGTGTAGACAAAGAAAAGATAGATGCTTATCAAAGATCTTTTGCGGCACCATGGGATAGAGCTTCTACGCTAATACCCATAGCTTCAGATAAAGATGGTAATCCTACTGAGTTTTATAACTTTACTTATACCAATCCTTATGATTTTTTAACTAGACCATTTAGAGGTGTAGCAATTAGATGGAATGAAGGTAGAGCAAAGGATGAAGAATTATTAAGTTCGGCTATGCTTTCTTTAAATGAGGGATTCACACAATTGTTTGAACCTTTCTTTGCGCCATCTATTATTACTCAAGCGACTATAGATGCTATGAGAGGAGAAACAGAAACCGGAAGAAAAATATATAACGATGGCGATACTTTAGGATTTAAGTTTGGATCAACATTTGCACATCTTCTTGAATCAATAAATCCTGGTATAAACCCAGTAACTTTTTCTGCTGACCCTGGTAGTGGAATGCCTTTATATATTAAACCTAGATTTAAAGACTTTCCTAAATCTGTTTTAGTAAGCACTGGAGCTTTGGGAGAGGAGGCAGGATACACTAGATCTGGACAACCGTTAGATATGGCAGAAGAACTAGTGCAAGCGTTTACTGGATTTAAGAATGTAAAACCGCAAGTAGATATTGGGCTTAGATATCGTGGCTATGAGGCCACCGATCAAGTTAGATCTTCTGGAAATTTATTTAACAGAGTAGCAAGAAGTAGAGATCCAAGATCTGCTAAAGATTTTACCAATGCATTTTTATTATCCAATGAAGCTAGATTTAAAGCGTTAAGAGATTTAGGTTTGGCGGTAGAAGATGCAAGAAAACTTGGATTAGATGATGGCAAGATAGCTCTAGAATTACAAAGAGCAAAAGTTCCAAACAGAGGATTGATTATGTCTAATATGTTTAGCCCATCTTTTCCATCCTCAGATGTTATAACAGCTTCTATTCTTTCAGAAAAAAATAAAGTTTCTCAATCTATTCCTTTTGGAGAGATATCAAGAATATATGCTGAACAGTTTGGACAGCCTTTAATAAGTGAAGAACAAACAATAACTCAACCAGCACAAGTACAATCGGGTGCATCTGAAATATTAAGACAACAAGAAATTAATAAACTATTAACAGGACAACCATAGTTTGTACAACAAATACGGCGCAAAGAAAGTCAAACTTGATGGCATAACTTTTGATAGTAAGTTAGAGGCCGCTAGGTACACGCATTTAAAAGAATTAGAAGCACAAGGTTTGATATCTAACATAGAGGTACACCCTCCGTATCCTTGCGAGGTGAACGGTAAAAAGATATGTCTTTATAAAGCTGACTTCAGATACGTCAACAGCGCAGGTAACACGGTGGTAGAAGATACGAAGGGAATTGAAACGCCTATGTTTAGACTGAAGAAAAAACTAGTAGAGGCGCTATACCCAGACACAGAAATACTTGTAATAAAAAAACCGAAAGCTTAGTAACTTCCTCATTCTTTCTCAACCTTCTTAACTGTTCCATCAAACTTATTTTTTATCCCATCTATAGCTTTGATAAATCCTATTGGATCGCCTGTGTTAAATACTTCTATAAGTTCTTTGCTGGAGTAATAGTTCTTGCCTCTACAGTTTGAGTTCTCTTCTACGTTATAGAATTGAACGTCATCCTTTTGATATAAAACTTTATCGTCATCTACTTCCATAACATGAGCATCAATTAACTCTGGTATGTAGTTATGATTTTTGCATCCCATGGTTTGTCTTTTCTCTGGTATATGCTTTTCATGTTTAGTGCAAAACCAGGCTCCGTTAGATTTTTCTAAATCAACTTTTGCAAACCTGCATGATCTACAATGTATATTCTCTGGCAATGTCCTACCCAAGTAAGCAGACTGTTGTGCTGGAGACATAAAGCTTTTGATACGGTAATCC